AGTAGAAATTATGAATATTTTAATGAAGACTTAGGAATGTATGTAATTGATAAAAACAGTATGAGTCTAGGTGAAATAGGAGAATATTTGAATTCTCATAATCCAATTTTTAAATATTTGATTGGACTTTTATTTGTTTCTCGTGATAATTTTATAAAGACAGGTGGATATAATGAGAATCTTGGAAAGTATTATGCCTATGAAGACGAGGAAATATTCCATCGTCTTCGTGTTCTTGGTCTAAGTGAAAAAAAAATTAATTTCGATTACCATCTTTTACATATTCCACATCAAGACATAAAGAGAACCGAGAACTTTGAGGGATATGATTCTCAGTATTTGAATAATCTTAAATATAATATTGAAGGAGAAACTGAAGAAGAAAGAAAATGGAATGCTGAATACTTATTATCTTTACAACATACCGAAGAAAATAAAAAAAACATCCCACTAACTGATAATTATTATACTCAACCCCTCACTAAATGGGATATTCAACAAATCGATGAGCAGAATTACTACGCACATAAAATAATGAAAAAGAACAAACTTGAAAACTTTCCTTCAGTCTACTATGTTTCATTAGAAGAAAGTGTAGATAGGCAGCAAAATTTAGAGAAGCAGTTTGCCGAATATGGAATTACTCCAAAGGCAGTTATATCCAAAAGATATTCTGAGTCTGATGATGAAATTACCGGAAAATTTTTAGACCAAATGAATGGAGGGACGATTGGTTGTGCAGTCTCTCACATTAAGGCAATTCGTAGATGGTACGAAGAAACTGATGAAGATTATGGATTCTTTTGTGAAGATGATTTAAGTCTTGAAACTATTCAATACTGGGACTTTACTTGGGAAGAGTTTATTGAAACAATTCCTGAAGGCTCTTTGTACGTTCAATTACTTTTAATCAGAGATAATTATGAAACATTTGAAATTAGAAAAAAATTATGGGATGATTGGGCAGCAACCGCATATATTCTTACGCGAGATTATGCAAAACTCTTGATTGATAGTTATTGTAGAGGAGAAAAAAAGTTTCATCTTGAAATTCCCGGTGTTAATAACTATGCAGTTCCTTTAGTTGAGAATATTTTATTTGAAACGATTGATAAAGGTGGTTCTGCAATTCCTTTATTTGTAGAAGATGTTAATTTTGGCACTACATTTTCTCCCGAAGAAGATGGAGAAGTTGAAAACAATCAAAAAAGAGGTCATTATGAAGCAAGAGAAACAGTCCTCAATTATTGGAAGAATAAAGAACAAATGAAATCATTTACCGTTAACAAAGTAGAAGAAAAAAAAGAAGAACCTCAAGATTTTACGATGAATCAGATTGAGTATCTTCTTACACAATATACTAATGACCCAGAGAATGCAGAAAATAATCTCAAAATTGGTGCTTGGTATTGGAATCAAAAGCATACTGCACCAGCACTTTCATACTTTCTAAGATGTGCCGAAAGAGCGGAAGACCCAAATCTTGTTTATGAAGCACTATTATGGTCTCATTTTTGTTATGAAATTCAAGGAACACGAGATTTGACTGCTCGTGGTTTACTTCAACACGCAGTATATACCTTACCAAATCGTCCAGAAGCATATTATCTTCTTGCCAAGTTTCATAGTAAGAGAGAGCAGTGGACTGATGCTTATATTATAGCAACTCAGGGTTTGAATTTAACAGAAAAAGATTTACCCCCACTTAAACATGATGTTGGTTATGCTGGAGAATATGCTCTTCTTTATGAGAAAGCAATTTCTGGTTGGTGGTGGGGTAAATCTACAGAAACTAGAGAACTTTTGCAAGAGATTAAAAATAATTATGAACTTCCGGAGCAATATGAAAAATCGGTTCAGGAATTGTTAATGACTTATGGTGTTGGTGATATTCCTGAAGAAATCATCAAGTATAATAAGAGTAAGTATGATAGACTAAAATACAAGTTCCCTGGTTCTGAAAATATTGAAAAGAACTACTCACAGGCATATCAAGATATGTTTGTTCTTTCTATTTTAAATGGAAAGAGAAATGGAACTTATTTGGAGATTGGAGCACAAGAACCTTTTTATCAAAATAATAGTGCTCTTTTAGAAACACAGTTTGATTGGAAAGGTATTTCTATAGAAATTCGTGAAGATCTTTGTAAGAAGTTTGCGGAAGAACGAAGAAATCAAATCTTATGCAAAGATGCTACAAAAATTAATTATGAAAAACTTTTAGATGAGTTTAATCAAGGAACCGATATTGATTATCTTCAAGTTGATTGTGAACCATCAAAAACTACTTTTGAGATTTTAACCGCAATTCCTTTTGAAAAATATCGTTTTGCCGTAATAACTTATGAACACGATCATTCGGTCGATGTAACCGGTTCTTATCGTGATAAATCTAGAAGGTATCTAAAGTCCCTTGGATATGAAATTGCAGTTAAAGATGTTGCTCCAAATGATTCGTACACATTTGAAGACTGGTGGGTTCATCCAGAACTTATAGACCCAGATCTTCTAAATCAAATGAAATCCATAGATGTGGATGTAACTAATGTTGTTAAATACTTCTTTACATAGTAGGAGATGAAATGAACTTTGCCGTATATACTAAAAACGATTGCCCATATTGCTATAAAGTAAAACAAGTTCTTGAGTTGACAGGAAGTAAATTTGTGGTGTATAATTTGGGAGAGGACTTCACTAAAGAAGAGTTCTATGCAGAGTTTGGGGAAGGTTCTACATTCCCACAAGTTATTTGTGATGATAAAAAACTTGGCGGTTGTACTGATACGGTCAAGTTTCTAAAAGAACAAAAGATGGTATAATGCCAGACATAAATAATAGCATAACACCAAATCGTGGTGTAGAACTTATTCTTACCGGAGGAAATAAGAAAAAACGAAAACTATTTCATATCATATACGAAAAGATGATGTGCTTTCTTAATCGGGAAGTAACTATCTATTTTGAGTTTTCAATTAGGTCAAGGAAAGTAAACTAATTTCCTAGGAGAATAAAAATGTTGGCAACTAGTTTAGTTATCGGTTGTTTAATAATCATACTTTTTTTTATTGTTGGTCTTGTGACAGGTTGGATTGCCAGAGAATATATGATGAACTACCGAGAAATTCCCAAATTACATCCAGAATGTTATGATGAAAATGGAAATATCATTCCAGATGAGGTAGTTGCCGTAACCTTTCAGGAAGGTTTCTTTGATGATTCTGACGAAGACTATGAAGATGAGGAATAAACTCTAAATACCATTACAATTATAATTACATATTAAACAATTATGACAGCGACAAAAGTAAAAGCAAAACCAAAGACAACCGCTTCAGTAAACGAAGATTTACCAGCAAATCCTTTTGTATTTGAAATTTTAAATCTTGTATCCAAGCAGAGGACCAACATTAAAAAAGTTGAGATTCTAAAAAAATACGTAGATCCATCGCTCAAAGCAATTTTTATTTGGAACTTTGATGAAAGTGTAATATCCGCTCTTCCGGAAGGAATTGTTCCTTATTCAAGTGTTGGGGAGCAAAATTCATTCAGCGGAACTCTAAGTGAGAAAATAGAAGATGCCGTGGGTAAAATGAGTGAAATGGGTTCTAATTCACTCGGTTCTCAGGATCAAGGATTTTCTTCAATTCGTAAAGAGTACACTAGATTTTATAATTTTGTAAGAGGTGGAAATGATGGACTGACTTCTCTTCGTAGAGAAACGATGTTTATTAATGTACTGGAGGGTCTTCATCCTCTAGAGGCAGAAATTCTATGTTTGGTAAAAGATAAGAAACTTCAAACTAAATATAAGATTACGAAAGAAATTGTTGCCCAGGCATATCCAGAAATTGTATGGGGAGGTCGTTCGTGAGTAGAGTTCGTAATGTGGAAAGCAATATCACCGAGGAGAAAACTACTATGGAATGGACTCCGGAAGAAAGGAAAGATATTCCTCCTCGTTATGGGTGTGAGATTCTGATTGAAAATGCATCACTTGCTCAGGTTAAAGATCCTTCTTTTCCTAATGATGCATATATCGTATCGTATACATTAAAGGGAAACTCTTATATGGATTTGTGCCGTGGTGCAAGAGTTAAAATCTTTGATATGTATTACGATAAGTTCGGTCCAGATGTAGTTACAAAAATTGATTGGGGATATGGAAGAGTGTCTCCTAAGATTTGGGGATACAGAGCACCCGAAAAGAAAAAGAGAAAGTGATTTCCCATATCGGGCAAAAAAATTCCCCCAAAATTTTTGCCCCCTTAAGGTTTTTAAAACAGTAGCGTACTGATACATTTTTAGTATCGGTTGCTACTTTTTTGATTTTGTGGTAATATATATTGTATCGTTCATCTGGAATAATCCAGACGGAAGTAAGCCGACGCGGAACGGGTCGTTCATTCGCTATTCGCAAATAGCGAACGCAAACGCCGACTGAAGGAACGCTCTTTAACCTAAAAACTAAGGAGAAAACCTAATGTCACAAGTCGTATATCGTGGTGTCTCTTATGACACCGAAGTTCGTCGCCAGCAACAGCAGGCACAACAGCAACCCCAACAGTATAATGAGACTTATCGTGGGGTTAAGTTTGTGAAGGAGGTGAAGTGATGAAAAAACTCAACTTCTTACAACTTATCAAAGAACAAAAACAAAAAGAACAGCGTCGTCATTTAGCACAATTAGCACAACTAATCGGAGCAAAATAATGGCAAATCTCATAGTCTCAATGAGTGCCGGAATCGCTCTTTTGACTATTATTTTATCAATGTATATTCAGTGGCTTTATAAG